GTGAATGTGGCGCGGCCGACCGGGCCGATGGCGATTGAGAACATCGGGTTTCAGGACACCAGTGTCAGTCCGACACTGGAGTACCAGCTCGGTCCCGTCCTGACGGTCGATGCCTATGCCGCGATTGCCCAGAAGGCCCTGACGTCGGTCTATCCGCAAAACTGGTATTACGACCCGACGTTTACGAGCGGCTTCGGCACGCTCTATCCCTACCCCGTGCCCACAAGTGCGACCCTGGAGGGCGTCATTTACACGCAGTCTCCCGTCGCAGAATTTGACGCCATCACCGACACGATTGCGCTCCCCCCTGGCTATCGACGGTTCCTCCGTACCGGCCTGGCGATGGAGTTGTCCTCGGCATTTGACGCGGGCCTCTCGCCCGCGTTGCAGCTCGCGGCCGTTGAAAGTAAGGCGGACGTGAAACGCGCCAATATGCGGCTGCGCGACCTGGGCTGTGGCACGGCGGGCGTGCTCTTCGGGCGCGCGGGCAATATTTACAACATTTATTCGGACACCTAATGCTGTATCCCGGCTTCATTTCTGGCTCCTACGAGCTACAAAGTCCGTTGGCGGACATGGAGCGGACGGTCAACTGGTATCCCGAGCAAATTGCGAGTGCGGCCATCCCCTGGGGCGCGGCGCTCTTTCCGACGCCGGGGCAAGACGAGTTTCTGACGGTTGGCACGGTGAATACCCGCGCGTTGTTTTCGATGAATGGGCGCGTCCATGCGGTCGTGGGCGGCACGCTGTATGAGATTTTCGCCGGGGCGACGGCGACGAGTCGCGGCACGATGCTGCAAGACCCCAACCCGGCGAGTATTGCGAGCAATGGCGATGCGGGCGACGAGCTGCTCATTGCGAGCGGCACCAACGGGTATCTTTTGGACCTCTCGACCAACGGCCTCTCGACGGTGCTGACCGGGGACTGCGTGATGGCCGGCATGTTGGACGGGTACTTCCTGGCCTTTGACACCGCCACCTCGACGTTTCGCATCAGCGACCTCAATGACGGGACGACCTGGGACGCGACCCAGTACGCGCAGCGGTCCATTGCCCCTGACCCGTGGCGCGCGATGGTCGTGGACGGGAGTCGGCAGATTTGGCTGATTGGCGAGCAGACGGGCGAAGTCTGGTATGACAGCGGCGCGAGTCCGTTCCCGTTCGAGCCGGTGCCCGGTGCCGTCTTTGGCTACGGCACCCCGGCCCCCTGGACGGTGAAGCTCGTGGGCCGACTGATGTGCTGGCTGTCGCAGACGTCGGACGGGGCCGGGATTGTCGTGGGCGCACAGGGTCTGGTGCCGGAGCGCATCTCCACCAACGCCGTCGAGACGGCCATTGCGGGGTATCAACGGACGTCGAAGATTACCGATGCCGAGGCACTCGTCTATGAGATGGACGGCCATACCTTTTATGTGCTGACGTTTCCGGCTGCGAATGCAACATGGGCGTTTGATGTCACGACCGGGGTGTGGCACGAGCGCGGGATGTGGGACTCGGCGGCTGGGGATTACGACCTCTGGAGTCCGCGCGTCCACTGTTTCGGCTTCTCGAAACATCTGGTCGGTGACCGGACAAGTGGCCTGATTTGCACGATGGATACGACGACGACGACCGAGTGTGACGGGTCGGTGATTCGGCGTCTTCGCGTCCCCCCGCCGCTCTGGCGCAGTCCTGGGGTGCGTCGTCTGTTTGTGTCGCGGTTCCAGCTCATGATGGAAGTCGGGCTCGGCACGGCGACCGGGGATGGCGTGGACCCGCAGGTGATGTTGCGGTCCTCGACGGACGGCCAAACGTGGTCGGATACGCGGCAGGCGGCTGCGGGGAAACAAGGGACGTATGGGACGCAGGTCGTCTGGACGCGGCTGCCGTCGAGTACGCATTTATGGGTGCCGGAGGTGACGGTGACGGACCCGATTCCGTGGCGGGTGATGGGGGCTGAGGTGGATGGCCGTGGGCTCTGGGCACAAGCCGCCTGATGGCGTCGTCGCTTGCGCCGACCCCGGAATTCGTGGTCGAGCGCCCGGTGCGCGCGCAGTCGATTACCGGCCGCGTGACGCAGGCGATGCGCTACTGGCTGCTCTCGCTGGCCGACCGGATCAACCGGACGCCCGAGGTGCGGCAGACGGTGACGCTGACGGGGCAGTCGGCGTCGATCGCGGCCACGACCATCTCCGTGCTGTCGTTGCCCGAGGGCGTATATCGCCTGAGCGCGGCGGCACGGGTGACGACGGCCGCGACGACGAGCAGCTCGTTGACGCTGACGTTTGGGTGGACCCAGGCGGTGGCGTGTACGTCGTCCAGCGCGGCGGTCACCGGGAATACGACGGCGACGACGGCCAGTTTTTCAGTGGTGGTGCGCGCCGATGAAGCGTCGAACGTGCAATACGCGACTACGTATGCCTCCAGCGGAGGGACGGCGATGGTCTATCGGCTCGATGTGATTCTGGAGCAGGTGTTATGACGGCGGTCGGGCAAGATTTTGCTCGTGGTCGATTAGGTGGGCTAGTCGCGCCAAGTCCAACATTTCCCACTGGGGGATTTGGATCGGCCGTATCAGGAGGAAGCATGGGACCACTAGCGTTACTGGCTACCCCCGGCGGTGCCGCCCTCGCTGGCTCTGCCGTGTCAGGATTATTGGGCTTACTTTCAGGGCGCAGTCAGGCCAAGGCCACGAGGGAATCGTCACGCATCCAGGCCCAAGCGGCACTGGCTGCGGGCCGACGCCAACAAGCCATTGCTGATGCCCAGCTAAAATTCGCGCGGCAACAGGCTATCCGCGATGAGGACATGCACTACGCGGCTCAGGAGGCCAACTGGGAGATGGAGCGCGCCCGTGAGCGTCGGCGCTTTGGGGAAACGGGCGATGAGCGGCTGGCACAATTTGCTCTGGCGCGACAGATGGGACGCATGGGGTACGGTGAGCGCGCCGCTGACCGGTTGAACACGCGCGAAGAACTCCTCGCTGGGCTCCGGACGGATCAGGCGCGTCGTGCCCTGCGCCAAGAGCGCGTCGGCTGGCTCGGTGAGATGCTCGGTGCGCCGACCCCGGCCGGAGGACGCAGGATTGCTGCGCTGCGGGAACCAGGGGCGCTTCGGCAACCGGAGTGGGTGCCCCTCCCCGACCCGCGACAAACTGCGTTTGAATATCCCGAGTATGCCCAGCCGGTGCGTCGTCCCTGGGGAGACGCCCCGCTGACGTCCGCTGATGTCGCCCAGCGGCTCGGCGGTCGGGTCCAGCCTGGCGTGCCGTCGCTCGATCCGGCCCGTGATCGAGCGTCCTTTGTCGCGTAGGAGTGCATGATGGCGTTCGATGCGTTTGACCAGTATGAAATGACCCCGGCGTCCTCGCCACAGCCGAAGCGCGGCGGTACCAATGGCTTTGAGCAGGGTGAACCGGCGAATTTAACCCCGGAGGATCATCTGTCGTACCAGACGTGGATTTTGGAAAACCCCGGCGAGGAGGAGAACGCCTCGGTGTCGCTGGAGTTTGATACCCGGCAGGCACGGGCGCAGGGGGCACCTGGGCCGCTGGTGACGCAATACCATGCGGAGACACAACGAGAGGGGGACGCCGCGCGTGACCCGGCTGACCTCGCGCAGGCGTTCATTATCGACCGGGACAAAGGGAGCTGGGAGCAGCGCCTGCGGCAGGAAGCGGCTACAGCCGGGGTGCCGTATGATCCCTCGGACCTGGACGGCGTCATCCGCAATTTTAGTTATGCGGCGAATGCGGGCCAAGACCCGCAGCGGGCGATTGACGTACAGATTGCGAACTATCAACAGCGCGCGGTGTCCGGCGGGCCTCGGGAGGCCGGTGGTTATGATACGCGCTGGGCCGATGATGACCCGCGTCGGTTTACGGGTGCGCCGCCGCCTGGGTACACCGGGCGCGACTGGATGCCTCCCACACCGGCCCAGCCGCCGCCTCCGCCGCCAGTGCCTCCTGCCGTCAGCCCAGGCGCAGGTGCTGGCCCTGACGCGGCCTTTACGCGAGCCACGCCGACGAGCATGACCGGGGTACAGAGCCTGATGGGGCCGTGGACCGGGACCGCGCCGACGTCCCCGACCGTGGCACCCTACGGTTTTTCGCCTTACGACGCTCCCCCGCCGTACGAGACCGCCACGCCATATGTGCCTGGTGCGTATCAAGCACCCACCTACGCGCCCGCTACCCCCTTCGTGCCGCCGACTGCTGCACAAGCGGCCGCCGAGCCCGGCTACCAATTCGCGCTTCAGCAAGGGCAGGACGCGCTGGAGCGGAGTGGAGCGGCGAGGGGGGTGACGAATACCGGCGGGACGCTCCGCAATATCCTGGACTACGGGCAGCAAGCGGGCGCGCAGCAGTACGGCAATGTGTATAACCGCGCGGCCAATACCTGGGGGATGAACGAGGCGGCACGGCAAGCCGCGTTCGGGCTCAATGCCCCGCAGCAATTCCAGGGCTGGGCCGCGACTGAAGCGGGACGGCTGGGCGCGTATCAGATGACCGAGGCCGACCGCGCAGCGGCGTACGCGCAGAATGAAGCGAACCGCGCGGCGGCGGCACAGTTCAATCTCGCGGGCGGTCAGCAGGCGTGGCAGACCGAGGCGGGACGGCAACAACAGGACTACGCCAACCGGTATCGGCAGTGGACGGACCAGTATAACCAGTGGCGGCAGCAGGGACAGGACCGCTTTAACGAGCAGTGGATGCTCGCGAATGCCTAACTATGGCTTTTGAATATCGACCCTACGCTAATCCGTACGTCGGCTCCATGATCGACCTTATGGGGCGTGGTGAAGAAGCACGCAGCCGGGCCGAGCTGAGCGCGGCGGAGATCGAGGCGGGCGCGCAACGGCGACTCGGGGATATTACGGGCGCGCAGTGGAGCGGCCTCGGGCAAACTATCGGTCAGGGCATGGACGCCTACGTCACCGAGCAGCGGGAAGCCCCGATCCGAGCGGAGGAGGCTCGGCTTCGCGCCCTGAATATAGCGGCGGCTGAGACGCAGGCGGAGCGAGCCGCTGTGCTAGCAAGGCGAGAGGATAAGGATTACGACTTAAAAGAACAGGAGCGGGCATACGGAAGAACCTTCGACAGGATCATAGCGGACGCTGAGCTTGCGGTTGGGAATGATCCAGACAACAGAGAAGCGTATCGTGATCGTGTGCGCGAACAAATCGCCCAGTTTGGACTACCTGCTTCGTACGGGACTGACTTTAATGAGATGGTGCAGGCGGACGAGCTACATGCATCCAATCTGGCGAAGGATCAGGCTCAAATAGAGGCGGCTCAGTCGCGTGGGGCCTCTGATGCGGCCATTCTTGAACGGGCTGAGCGCAGAGATGAATTTTTCGATGCGATAAAAACCACAGCAGACGAGTTTGGCTACAACAGTCGTGAAAACAGGGCGGCACGTGCGAATTACTTCGCGTTTATTGGGGAGGCAGACCCAGTCAGAGAACATGCGCGCGCTGTAGAACTGGCGAACATACAGGCATCGTCTAGACCAGCTTCTCGTGCCCAAAATGTTGCTATAGAGAACCTCAAGGGGGCGATGCGTGTCTTCCTTAGAACGGGAAATGAGGGCGGCCTGCTGCAAGCACGACAAATGGTAGCGGACACTGGTCTTAACCCTGAAAATGTGGAGGCAGAGATTGCAGCAGGGCTCGACGCTGAGGCAGTTACTGCCTATCGTCGAGCGAATCCGTTCTCAGCGGATCCAACCGGGATGCCGGACTCGATTACGCTGAAGCTGCCCCCGATGGGTGGGTCGAGGCATCCAGTTCTTGGTGAGCCGTGGGCGGACGGGGCTTATCAAAGCCCAGTTATCACCGAGGAAGAGCTTCGGAACAAAGTCCAGGAGGAGCGGGAGTGGCAAGTTAAGGATGGCGAAGAGCCAGATTACACGCTGGAGCAGGGGGTGCTTGATGTCTTGTCGCAAAATAGAACTATCGTTGACGCGAACGGACAACCTTCTGAGTGGATGGAGCGGGGCTTAAGGTCACGACAGCTCGGTGGGTTTGGCGCTGCTATTGGTGCGTCCCCATCAGGGGCGCGATCGACAGGCGTAGGAGGGCCTGGAGACACTCCCGAGCTATACCAAGACGCCCAGCGTCATTCATCTGATCCGTTGTGGAAGAGAATGATACCCTTCCGACCCCTCAAGCAGGCGCTGCAAGATCCTACTATTGCCGAGCCGCTTCAGGTAAATGCACCTTACCCAACGCCGCGTCATCCGTTAGCGAGCATGACGCCCAGGGGGAAGCCAAGGGGAGGACGGCGCTGACATATGCCGAGCGAGCGATCTCGTCAGCGATTTCTGGATAGCCTTAGCGTCGGCGGGGGTCAACCTCTGGGCGCGCCACGCACTGACGTGTCGCAGCCACTTAGGCGTCCATCAGCCGCGCAACGAGAGACGACATTTCAGGCGCAGGACGAAGATCCCTCAGTGTGGCGTCGTGCCCGTGATGTCGCGGAAGGCGGGGTGGGGAGTCTCTTCCGGGGACTCCGCGCTCCCCAGCAAGCCCTTATCTATGGCCCTGCCCTGGCGACGGCTCGCGCACGGGAGGAAGGGCGACTGCCGACGCCAGCGGAGATGTGGCGCGGCGGGGCCGAGGCGGTGCGTAAGGATGTGGCGGGCCGTGATGTCGTAGAAGAGTATGGGTTGACGGGGAAGAAAGCGATGGCGGCAGGATTGGCGCTGGACCTCGTGGCTGATCCGCTCTGGATTCTCACCCCGGCCAAGTTGGCGAAGGCATCGGGTATCCCGGCATTACTAAAGTCCGCACCCGCACAGCGCGGCCTCCAAGCGGTGGCAGAATCCCGACCAGGGCAGCTCGCACAGAAATACGTAGTGGACCCTGTTGGGAAGCGGCTCGTGACGGATTACGGGAAACCGAAGGAATACGTTGAGTTTACCGAACGCCGCTTTCGAGAATCGGCATTAGCAGCGGAAAAGGCAGTAGACATTGGGAAGCGGATCAGCACGCTCCCCGCTGCTGAACAGCGCACGATCACGCAATACATGGAAGCCGGATCGAAACCAGGGCGGAGCGCCGTGTTGTCGGAGGCGTCGAAACGCGGTGAAGACACCCAGCGTCTCGGGGCCTTGGCCGACGAAGCGATCGGGCGCGACATCGCGCTGGGGCAGGCGTTAGTAGATGCGGGGATCATGACCCCGAAAACTTTCGAGAAATGGAAAGGTCGCCATATTCGCCACGAGTATGTGAAATACGAAGATCCGCTTGAGTATTTCACGCAACTCGCTAAGAAAGGGGCCGATCCCGAAGACCTCGCTGCCATTGAGCAGGCCGCCGCAAGGTCAGGAATGACGGGATTCAGCGCGAAGACCATGCGGGAGAACAGAGAGTTTCTCAGGAGGCGCACTGCCGATGCCGCGACACGTAAGAAGCTGATCCCAATCATGGAAGCCGCGCATCCGGTCGCGAAGGGAGAGTTACTCTCCGGGCAGCTCGTCGCGCTTCGACGGTTCTTGGCGGAGACGACCAAGAAATTCGGGGAAGATGCGTTCCAGCCGGGATTTGCTCAAGTCCCTGATGTGAAAGCCGCTGGACCGGCGGCTGGCAAGTGGTTTCCCCAGGCGATTGCCGATGATTTAAACCAAGGCATGACGAAGCCGGGGAAAATGATGCAGAAGTGGCGTACTGGTGTGGGGTGGTGGAAGTACGGCAAGGTGGTGCTCAATCCCGCTACGCACGGCCGCAACATGATGAGCAATTACATGCTGGCGACGATGGCCGGACTCTCCCCGTTTCGACCGCAGCGGTATGTCCAAGCTATGCGCGCCTTGAACCCCAAAAACAACGATGCGTATTTCCGTGAAGCCAAAGCGGTCGGAACGTTTCTCCAAGACACGTATGCCGCTGCGGAATTACCGAAATTACTCGACATCTCAGGCGACCTCAGTGGACTGCAAAAAGGATTGACCGCCACGCTGCGGAAGATCGGGCAGAAACCCTCTGACGCGTATCAGTACGAAGAAAAACTCTTCAAGATGGCGATGTACATTGATAAGCGGAAGGCCGGGATGCTCCCGAAAGCCGCTGCCGATTTTGCCGAAGAAGCCCTCTTTAATTACCGCCGCGTGCCTGAGTTCATTGACCAGATTCGACGGACCGGCGTGGTGCCCTTTGTCACGTTCTCGTACAAAGCGATCCCGGCCACCGCGCGAGCGCTCTGGCAGCGTCCCGCGACCGTGAATCGGATCGGGAACGTCTTTCGGACCTTTGAGGATCGCACGCCAGAGGGGCATGATGCCCGTCACTTGCTCCCTGAGTATATGCGCGAGGGATGGATGAAATTACCGTGGGCGGACAAGAAGGGACGCCCCCAATACTTCAACATGGACTACATCCTGCCCTTTGGCGATATTGGTGAACTGGCTACCGGAAGCGGCTTTGGTGGACGCGGCGGTCCTGCCGCTGGATTGATTAACAGCCCACTGGTCACCACGGCTGCCGCCTTGGTAACAGGTGTGGACCCCTTCACGAACCAACAGATTGACGAGCAATTCGGGGGCGTGAGC